CTGGGTCAACCCAGCATCAGCACGAGCTTCGCCAGCGTCAAGAAAGTCAGCGGCTCCATCAAAGTGCCTGGCTACATCACCGGCCTGGAGAAACTCTTCAAGCACGCCATCGGCGGTGTGGTGGACGCCGGAGCGGGTCCCTACACGCATACCTACAGCCCGGCCGCGGCGCTTCCCGTCGGCCTGTCTTTCCACGTGAACCGAGACAGCGCCAGTCTTACCGGCTCGTCCGCCTTCAAATACTTCGGCTGCCAGATCAGCAAATTGTCCTTCTCCCAAGGCGTGGACGACCTGCTCGAGGTCGCCCTGGACATCGCCGGCCAGGACTGGGGCAACCTCGCCGTCGAGACCCCGACCTTCCCGGCGGATACCTTCTTCGATTACGCCGGCCTGGTGGTGAACGTGGGCGGGTCGCCCTGGGTGGTGAAGGGATTCGACCTCGAATTGGACAACAATCTGGCCACCGACCGGCACCAGCTCGGCTCGCGCATCGTGCGGGGCATGGGCCGCAAAGGACCGCGCCGCATCTCCGGCAAGATCAGCAAGGAATTCGAGAGCCTGACCGAATATCAGACCTTCCTGAACCTGACCAACGTGGCCATTGTCGCCACCTGGACCAGCGGCACGGCTTCCCTGGCCATCACCCTGCCAAAGTGTTACTTCAAGGGCGAAGACCCGGGCGTGAGCGATTCCGGACCCATCGAGACCAGCATGGAATTCGAGTCGCACAAGAATGCAGCGGACAACGACGAACTGAGCATGGTCCTGACCAACGCCACGGCCCTCGGCACATGACTCATGCCTGGCGAACTGCAGAGCTTCGATCGGGTCCTCAAGACCTTGACCGGCATCCCGAAGCAAGTAGCCTTCGCGACCTCCCGCGCGCTCAATGACACCGCGCGCGAGATCCAGCAATTTACCGTCACCAAGCTACTGCCCGAGAAGTTCATCCTCCGGTCCAAAGGCGCGCCATGGTTTCGCCCCGGCACCAAGTACGGCTTCAACATTAGCTTTTCAACCAAGACACGCCTGGAAGCCAGAATAGGAAGCCAGGCGGACTGGCTTCGACTGCAAGAAGAGGGCGGCATCAAGAGAGTGAGTGGCCATCGCTTGGCTATTCCCACGGAGGCGCTTAAACCGAAGTCGGCAATAATGCGCCGCGCATGGAAACCGAGAGTGCTGCTTAAAGAGGCTTCCCAGGACATCAGATTTCACCGCGAACACGCTAAAGGTTGGATGAAAATAGAACAGGGAGGATTCACCCCGACAATGTCAAATCGGGAAAAGCGCAAGGCTGCTACGGTAAGACAAAATATCGAACGCAAAGTCGTCGCGCTTCAGAGTCGCAAGGCATGGATGCATTACGGCCGGGGTATGCCAGCCGGCATTTATATTCGCAAGGGATCCGCCCGCTTGCCGATTATGAAACTCTATGCCTTAGATCCCGAAGCCAGAATCCATCCGGTCCTTGAATTCGTCGAAAGAGGATCGGAGATCGCCAACCGAGTGTACCTTCAGAAATTCAACCAGCGCCTCATCGAAGCTATTTTGGGAATGAAATAGAGAACATGAAACCTAAACATACATCATCCATCATAATACTCCTCCTCAGCCTTCTGGGCTGCAAGACCGCCATTGCCCCGATGCTCCTGACCACGGTCGCCGCCATCGCTGGCGACGCCGCCGAGTGGGGCGTCCGCGCCTACCCGCAACACCGCGCAGCTTTCGTCGCCGCGCAGGAAGGGCTCAACGGCCTGATCGACTCGCAGACCTGGGACAGCGCCGCGTTCAGCGCGGCCCTGTCCAAAATCCCGGTCCTGAGCGCCGGCCTGGCCGGGCCACAGGGCGACATCTACTTGCGCGGCGCCGTGACAATTTTCCGAGTCGCGAGCGGCTTGGCCTACAGCGTCACCTCGGAGCCGGCGCTGCAGCAGTGCATGATCTCCGTACGGGACGGCCTGGCGCGCGGCCTGGCATTTGCCGCAGTGCCGCCTGCCCCGCTGACGCGTTCCCTGGCCTCCCCGGCGCCGATGCCCAGCTACACCCCCCGTGCGCACCCCACCCGAAGCATCCCCCTATGACCCTCGGTCCCATGCGTCCCATGCGTCCCACAGGTCCATTTCCATCCCCATGACCTACCAAGATCGCCAGACCCAGCCGCTCAACCTCCCATCGGGCGCCACCTGCCGGATCCGCAAGCTCACGGCGCAGGATTGGCTGAGCGCCGGGGAACGGGATCTGCCGCTGCTCTTCGCCCGCGCCGGCACAGAACCCCGACTGAGCACCGCGGATCCGGAGGCGGTTGCCCTGGGGATCCGGCTGGGGCACGTGGCGCTGTTGCGCTGTTGCCGGAGGATTGTGGCCGAGGGCCAAACCCTCACCCTGGTCGAGAAACCCTTCACCGACTGTGCGGCCGGGGAACTGAGCTTGGAACTGCTCGACCAGGCGGACGCGCAGGCAATCATCGAAGCGGTCTTTACATTCTCGGGCTTGAGCGGGGGCAGGCCCGCGCCGCCCTTTCCTGGGCAACCGGAAACTGCTTCTGCACCTGCACCGGCTGGCGCGTTTGTATCGGTGCCGGCCCTCGGATCTGCTGCACTCGACGCTGGAGGACTGGTCACTGGATTGCCTAGTGGCGAAACTGGGGAGCGAAGCGGACCACAAAGAACATGAGGCCGCAATGGCCAAACTGAAGCGAAGCTGACACAGCGCAATGGCGAACGTTGTTGAGATTATCCTGCGCGGAGTGGACCAATACTCGCGCGGATTCACCACGGCCATCAAGGACATGAACTCCTTGAAATCCGCGGCCGGCAGCCTCTACAACTCCTTCCTCGGAGCCGCGACGGCGGCGGCCGGCGCCCTCACCACCTTGACGGTGCAGGCGATCCGGAACGCAGACGAGATGGGCAAGATGGCCCAGCGCACCCAGATCCCGGTGGAAACCCTCTCCCGCCTGGTGCACGCCGCCCAGATGTCCAACGTGTCCGCGCAGCAGCTTGAGACCGGCATCCGGGCCTTGAGCAAGACCATGAGCGAGGCCCTGAGCGACAGCTCGAGCGACAGCGCCCAGCGGTTCGCCGCCCTCGGCATCAGCCTGACCGACGCACAAGGCAAAATGGTCTCCGCCGACCAGATCCTGCTGCAGCTCGCCACCCGGTTCAGTAACTTTGCCGAGAACGCGGCCAAGGCGGACCTGGCCATGAAGTTCTTCGGGAAGAGCGGGACCGACATGCTCCCCATGTTGAACGAGAGTGCCGCCGGCATCCGCAAACTCGGAGACGAGGCCGTGGTGGTGACCGCAGAGATGGCCGCGCAGGCGGATGAATTGGGCGATAACCTCGACCGCTTGCGCAACATCGGCCGCGCCTGGGGCAGCGACATCGCCACGCAGATCCTGCCAGCCCTGGTCCAGCTCACCACCCAGACCATCTCGGTCAAAAAAGAATCCGGGTCTGCCGTCACCTTCATTGAATTCCTGATCGGAGCACTCAAAGCGCTATACATCGGCACGGCGGCCGTGATCGCGGGTTTCGAGATCTTCGGCAGCTTCCTTGCCCGCACGGCATCCGTGTTCGTTTCAGAGTTCAAGTTGGCCGTCGAGCTGGGCATTGTCGCTCTGCGCGCTTTCCTGGACGTGCTCAAGGAAGCCTGGGGCATGTTGCAGGGCATCGGCCGGGCCATCGTAGACCTGGGCGGCGCCCTGCAAGCCCTGGCCCAGCGTGATTTCGCAGCGGCCAAACGCCTCGCCATCGAAGCCCTGGGCGAACTGGCCAGCGCCAGCTTCGACGTGAGTGAGAAGATCAAGACCGGCCTGGCCTCGATCGCCGACGCTTACACGGAATACATTCGGAAGAGCGTGGTCGTCACGAAGGCCGCGTGGGACGCCATGGTTTCTGACGCCTTACGCAGCGCTCTGACGTTGGTCGGCATGGCTGACACCCTGTTCCGACCGGCGCCGGGCCCAGCGGCCGCAGGACCCGGAGCCCCGAGCCCGGGCCGCAAACCCACGGATGACGCCGCGCTCTACCTGCAGCAGGTCCAGCTCACGAATGACAAGATCCTGAAGTTTGAGCAGGACCTTGGGCGCAAGATGAAGTCGGAATATGAGAAACAACTCAGGGACCGCATCGCCGGCCAGCAAGCCGCCCTCGGCGCCACGGGGAACTTGTTCGGCAACCTGGCCAGCCTGAGCGCGGCCTTCGGCAAAAAGAACTTCGCCTTGACCCAGGCTTTCAGTATTGCCCAAGCGGTCGTGAATACAGCGGGCGGCGTCGTGCGGGCACTGAACGACTACCAGTTCCCCTATTCCATCATCGTGGGCGCCCTGGTGGCCGCGGCCGGCGCGGTGCAAATCGCGACCATTGCCGCCACCAAGCCCAGTGGCGTCGCCCATGGTGGTCTGGACTACGTGCCCAGCACCGGAACCTACATCCTGGAAAGGGGCGAGGCGGTCCTGCAGGCCCGGCAAAACCAGGCCCTCACAGAGTTCCTGGAAGGCCGCGAGTCCAACCGCCCGATCGTGGTGAACGTGGATGGCGAACCTCTGTTCCGTCTGCTCTCCGATGGCCTGCGATCCGGCCGCATCGAAGTCCCCACGCGCGCCCTGGTATGAATCCCATAAGTCCCATAGGTCCCTGCTGAGTGCCGTGAAACTCTTCTATGACAACCTCCTGACCCGGGCGACCACCGCGATCGCGGCCAGCACGGAGAACACGGAGTGGCCGGCCCGGTTCGTAGCCCACCCCTGGCGCACCCGAATCTGGCGCACCCTGGGAACCGTGGCGGCCGAGTATGTGGACTTCGACCTGGGCAGCGCCGTGGATCCAGACGGAGGCGGCACTGCCGCGCTGATCCTGCTCGACCACGATCTGCAAGCTACCGACAGCCTCCTGCGCCTCTACGGCGACGACAACGCAGGTTTCTCGACCCCGGACAGCTACACCTACGTACACGCGGCCGGCCCCATCCTGTTGACCACCGCGACCAACTCCAACCGCTACTGGCGGATCGCGTTCACCAAGGACGCCGCGGCAGAGACCCGCCAGATTGGGTGCCTGTTCCTGGGCCCGGCTGTCGGCTTGGCGGAGCGCCCGATTTACAGCGGCCTACGCGAGACCCGGGAGGATCTGAGCGCCGCGATGCGCAGCGCCGGCGGCCAGGTGCAGAGCGATGCGCGCGGCCAATTCCGGCGTTGGGCAGCGGATTTCGCGGCGATTGCCGAAGCGAGTAAGACCGCGTTGTCGGCGTTGGCGTCGCTGGTCGGCACGCACACCCCCTTCTTCATCCAGCTCGACGAGTCAGGCAGCAACCCTGGCCTCGGCGAAATGCTCTATGTGAAGTTGAGCAAGCTGCCAGGCTTCGACGTGGCCGGCTGGGACGGCGCGTATTACTACGATACCCGGCTAGAATTGGAGGAGCAGCTATGAGCGCCACCCTTCAGCCTTCAGCCTTCAGCCCTTAGCTCTATGGCCATCGCATTTCCAACCAGCCTGGACAGCCTCACCAACCCGACCGCGTCTGACCAGCTCGACAGCGTCAGCGTGCCGCACGCGACCCAACATGCGGACATCAATGACGCGGTGGAAGCCATCGAAGCGAAGGTTGGTGTAAACAGCTCGGCCGTAACTGGCAGCTTGGACTATCGCATGGCCCGCGTGGAAGAGATCCTGACGGGCGGCTCAGGCGCGCCCAGCTCGACCCCGACCCGATCCTTCGCCCTCTATCTCAACACCGACACCGGACAACTTTATGCATGGTATTCAAGCGCCTGGCATTAAACTCACCCTCTTGGCTCTTGGCTCTTGGCTCTTGGCGGCGTCGTTGCCGGCCGCCTTCTCCCCCTCCAGCCCCATCGCAGCCATCTGGCAAGCGCAGACCAACCTGGGCAGCCCGCCCTATTCGGCCTCATTGCCATCGGACGCGATTCTCTGGGAAACCTTCGATCGTCCCAACGGCCGTTTAGGCACCAACCTCCAGATCGCCAGCGGCGAGTGGCTGCACTTTCGCGGCGGCATGGGCGGTGCCGATGGCTGCACAAATGCGCACATCACGAATGGCTGTCTGAGCTGGTATCCGGTCGACCAAGGTGCCGGGGCATTCCTGTATTGCACGCTGACCCTCACCAACGTGCCACAAAAAGATTACATCTTCGGAATGCGCTATCGGCACATCCTTCGAAACTGGTCTGGCTCATCCGATGCGGTCGGCATTGGGTTTGCCTTTGGCAATGGCGACGGAGGCCAATGGGGCATCACCAATCTCTTGGCGCGTAAACTGGTGCACGGTGGATGGAGTGCGGGAGCGAGCCTGGTGAATTGGAATATTGATACGCCCACCAACTGGGTTTGGGGAAACTACCAAGATTCCGTGTCAATCTTCTCGGAAGACCTGCCAAACCGACAGGATGCGCGGCTAACCAATGCGTGGCACGTGGCGGAAGTGGGAAAAATCGGCCCGAACATGCTGATGATTTCGCGCGACGGCTATGTGACCAACCTGTATGGGTGGCACGTGGACGAATGCTGGGGAACCAATCTATTCTTTAAATTCGACAACACAACGACGGATCCAGCGTGGTTGCTGGAGATCGACGCCATCTGGGCCCGCCCTGCTGCCAGCCGCTCGGAAGCTGCCGCGATGCAACTGGCCCCGACGACGTTCCGGCCGCACACGGTGACTGCCTCCGGAACACTGGGCACCTACTACGCTGCGCAAGATGATTTTTTCATCACGATGCCGGCCGGAGTCAGCAACGTGTATTTACCCGGTGGCATGTGGGTCGGAGCGCCAATCACCGGATCGAGCCCTCGCAAGCAACCCAGCACAGGCCAAGTCATCATCATTCAAGACATGAATGGCAACGCCGGAGGCACCAACATCCACATCTTCGGGCTACGCTACACCAATGACATGCTGTGGGGTAATAGCTGGAAAACCAATTACGTATGGGACAGAGTGGACAACGGTCCCAGCAACCGCATCACCACCGCGCGCGGGACCATGCGCCTGATCTGTCGCGGCACCAACTGGAGCAGCTGGTGAAGATCATTCGTCCCATCGGTCCCATCGGTCCCATCCGGTCCCCATGAGCATCGGCTACGCCTACAACAGCGCCCGAGCCTATCAAGCCGCCATCGGCTACAACGGCACCGGCCTACTCGTGCCGCGGCCCACGGTACCTCTCAGCTTCTCCGACAAGCTCGGCCGGCCCAACGGCGCGAACGTGCTCCTGGCCACCTTCACCGTGTCCGAGGCCCTGGGCCGTGCGCAAGCGGCGACGGGGCCATCTGGCAACTGTTGGCGCTGGCCGACCATGCTCCCGCGCGTGGACGCGCTCGTGTTCGACGGCGGCGAGATCACCTTCATCCAAACCTTCGACCCCTCGACCGTCACCTATGAAGGCGTTTACTACTTCGACCCAGCCGGCTACATCTACATCTACCGCAGCGGAACAGGTCTATCGCAGGATGCCTACGTCTGGAGCCGCACCTGGAAAGCCCGGGCCCTGCTGCGATTCGCGTCCCGGCCCAAGACCCTGCGCGGAGTGGACTGGAGCCCGCGTCTGGCGAAAGTGCCGAGCCTCGCGCTGCGCATTGAAAGCAAATTCAGCGGTGTCGGCCAGCTCGGCGGAGGCCGCATTGAGCTGACCAACGCGGATGGCTGGTTTGATGGACTGGACCGCGCCATCTGGGACGGCTTCAACTGCGTGCTGGAACTGGGTGTGGACCTGCCGGGCACCGGAGGCGAGATGCCGGAATCGGAGTATCGAACAGTCGGGACCTGGCGCGTCGAGAGCGTGGAGACCAGCGAGATGGCTGTGGGCCTTTCGGTCAAAGAACTCAAAACCCGCCTGGACGACAAAATCCCGGTAGAAGTCTTCACCTGGACCGATTATCCGAACATGCCCGAGCAGACGCGCCACAAAGTCATACCGCGCGCCTATGGCCGGATCCTGGGCGCCGCAGCCTATTGCGTGGACGCCACCGCGCGCCGGTTCAAGATCGCAAACCACGGCGTGCGCAGCTTCGACGGCGTGCGCATCGACATCGAAGGTGTCTGGACCGAAAGCGCCTTCGCCAGTGCGGACCGAGCGCTGGGCGAATTCACCCTCGGAAGCGATTGGGAAAACGGCCGCGCAGTCAGCGTGGACTTCTCCGGCCGCACAAACGCGGATGGCACCCTGATGGTGAACGGCGCAGACATCGTCGGCGACCTGCTCGATTACTTCGGCGAGACCGAACTGGACCAAGAGAGCTTCACGCGCAGCGCGGCGATTCTACGCGTGGGCTACAACCGTTTTGGGCAGGAGGTGTGTGAATTCGAGCCGAGCCTTTACCTCGACAAGGAGACCAACGGCATTGAAGTCCTGAGCATACTCAACGAGACCCTCAACGCCGCCCTTTATACGGACCTCGCGGGGCACTGGCGCTTCGTCGTCTTCGAGCCGCGCCGGCGCAGCGACTTGGCGACTCAGCCGGGCATTGTGGCCTGCACCTTTACCGCGGCAGACATCGAGACGGACACCTTCAAAATCTCCGTGGACGACCGCGAACTATTCGCCGATGTGCGCGTCAACTTTGCCGCGCGCGCGGCGGAAGACTGGAGTGGCCGCGTGAAACTTGAACTGCCGGCCACGCGCACCCTGCATGGCATGCCACGGATCGCGTCGGCCATCCGCACCCCGGCCCTCAGTTCGGAAGCTCAGGCGACCGCTTGGGGCCAGCGCCTGCTGCGCATGGAAGCCCAGCCCCGAACGCGTTATGCCTTCACTCTGGCCCGGAGCGGCTATTTCCTGACCCCGAGCGACAAGATCCGGTTAACCCTCGAACGATTCGGCATGGACCACGTGCTGGAAGTGCTGGAAGTGCGGCAGGACCTGACAGGCAACTCCTGCTCGATCGTTGCCGGCGATCTCCGGAGCTGGACCGACACCTTCGGCTTCTGGGTGGAAGACACCGCCCCGGCCTGGTCGGCTGCCTGGACCGATGCCGAGACCCGCGCGGCGCGGCAGAACAGCGGCTTCTGGACCGCGCAATATGTGGGAAACGAAACCCACAGCGCCGATCCGGCCGACTCCCGCAGCTACCTCTGCAGCCGCTGGCTATGAGATCCAGGCCCATCAGTCCCATGAGTCCTTTGAGTCCCTTCAGCCCCCTCTAAGCGATGCCCTACACCATCATCACCAAACCGACCGCAGGCGACACCACCCGCAAGAGCCTGGCGGACGCTCTGATCGACAACGACGCGTACCTCTACAGCCTGGTCAGCGCGCTTCAGAGCCAGTTCGTTCCCAACGGCAGCTTCGAGCTGGACGCCGACTCCGACGGCATTCCCGACCAATGGACGCGCACCCTCTACACCGGGGGCAGCCAGAGCCTGGATACCGCCGCGCGGCACGGCCTGAAAAGCTGCAAATTCACCAGCCCAGGCGGCGCGGGCAACGGCGGGGGCTACCTGGAAACGAGTGACTTCTTTGACGTGAGCCCGGAACTGAGCTACGAACTCACCTGGCACTTCAAGAGCGACGTCGCCGGCGTGCACAACGTCGTTGAGATCCGGTGGTATGACAGCGCCCAGAGCTACCTGAGCAGCGCGACCCTCTGGAACAGCGCCACGGCGAACCCTATCCTGTGGATCGCGATCGACCGGCAAGCGATCCCGCCGACGACCGCGCGATTTGGCAAGATCCGGCTGGTGGGATGCAAGAACGATGACACCACGGCGGGCAGCACCTGGTTCGACGGCGTGACCCTGAAAGAGAAACGCTGGTTCACTACCTGCGAATTCCGCACCCCGGGCGTCTGGCGCTGGGTCTGTCCCACGGGCGTCACCACCGCGCTGGTCGAATGCTACGGCAGCGGGGGAGGCGGCGGCGACACGTCGGATGATGCCGGCGGGGGTGGAGGAGGCTACTCACGGAAAGTGGTGAGCGTCGTCGCTGGCACGGCCTACAACGTGCAGGTAGGCGCCGGAGGAGCCAAAGGCAACCCGGGCAGCACCGGTTCGGCATCCATCTGGGATTCGACCGTCACGGCCAATGGAGGCGCGGGCGGAAACCAGGCGACAGGCGGGGCGGGCGGTACCGCCACGGGCGGCGACTACAACGAGACCGGAGGAGACGGCAACAGCGCCAGCGGCGGCTACGGCGGCACCTGCCACAACGGCGGCCGGACGACCAACAACACCGTTGGGACCTGGGTGGACGGCCCGGTGATCGGCGCCGGCGGCGCGGGCGCGGGCCCAGGCGGGGGCAATGGCGGAGCAGGTGCATCCGGCGCGGTCTTCATTCACTTCTGAGAGGGACGGGCATGGGAAGCGCAAGCGACACGAGAATTAAGACGATGAAGCAAAACGGAGACATCACCACGTCGAGCAAGATCAGCCTGCCGTTAGCGATCACACTGCTAACGGCGGCCGTGGGCATCTCGGGCATGTTCGCGAGCATCAAAGCCGACCTCACGGAACTCCGCCGGCATGTCACGATCGACTGGACCTTGCGAGACATGGTGATGTGGACGACCCACTTCAACCGGCAGAACGGAACCAACCTGATCGTTCCGGATCCGGATAACATTTGGAGGAAAAACAATCCATGACCCAGAGCATGCTGGTTTATGTCGGCCTGGCGGTAATGACGACCTTTCTGGCGCAACTCGAACACCTGAACAGCGACGAACTCCCGAACTGGACGTGGATCGGTTGGAGTCGGTTTGGTGGATACATCTGCCTGGCGGCGCTGACGACCTTCAAAGCCTACGTCAGCCGGCCCCCGGAAGCGAACAACGGCCTGCCTGCCCTGTCTGCCGTGGCGACACAGGCAGGCGATGGGCATGGCGTGCCGGTCGGCTTGATGCCGGTCAAGGCCACCATCCCCGGCGCGCCCCCGGGGATTTCAGGATAAACTTTGGGGCCTCTGGCGAGCGGTTGCGGCTCCCCTTCGGAATGCCTTGGCGGAGTCTCGCGAGGACCTGGGGGCCCCATTTTTCCTGACAAAACCTGACAGAAACCTGTCATTCTGGTGCAGGTTTACGCCTACGTCGGCCCGTGAAAAAAGGACCGCAAAAGCAGCTTTTCCCCAACAAAATCAGGCATCCAACCCACGTCGGAGCACGCCGGCCGCATCCCCTCCGCCGCAGGTTCAAGTCCTGTAGCGCGCACCACTTTTGTTGTGGTTTTTGAAGGTTTCACTTTTCCTGACAGGTTCCTGACACTTTTCACCCAAAGCGCACCCGCAACGTCTTCGCTTTCCCATCACCCGGACCAATCCCAAACCAGCGCCGCGCCATCGCGCCCGTGATCAGCCGGCCGTCCGGCAACCGGATCTCCCGATAGTTCCGATTCAGCATCGCCGGGGAGTGGCCGCAGGTCTGGCTGACCTTCCACGCATCCCCCAGCCGAGCCATCGCATAGCTCGCGAATGCGTCCCGGAATCCGTTGTGCCGATTCTCCACCCCGGCCGCACGGATCAGCTCGACCATCCGCGGCGCCAAGGAGCGATAGGGATACGGCGCGATCTTGCCTTCGACCGGAGGATACTTCTTCAGCCACGCCCCCAGCTCGACACTGATCTCGATAAGCCGCGGAGCGCCGGTCTTGGTCATGCTGCCTTCCAGCGCAATCTTCCGCTGGCGCAAATGGAAGCTGTCCGGCCGCATCCGGTGCATTTCCCGGTAACGGATCCCGGTGAATGCGCGGATGGCCAGGTAGGGCAACCATCGTTCCGCCTGGGCCTCGGCGTAGCCCAGGATCTTTGACAGCTCTTCCGGGCTGTAGGGTTGGATCTTGCCCGGGCCTGCCCGTGGCACGCTCAACCCTCGCAGACCACGCCAGTCCGGAGCCAAGTCCTCCCGTTCCTCGCGGGCAAAATGAACAAGCTGCCAGACCGCCGCCGCGTAGTTTGCCCGGGTGCGTATGCCTACGGGCAGGCCGTCCAGCCAGGTTTGAACGTCGGCCGCCTGGACGTCCTGCAGTCGGCATTGGAACGCTCCTGAGAATTGTCCCAACACGTGCCCCAGGTTGCGCACGTAGTCCGGATCCCTCTCGCGCCGACCCTGGGCGTCCAGATAATCGGTCACGATGTCCGCTACAAGGCGCCCAGATCCGGACATGGCCCGCACATAGTGGCGGCAGGCATCCGCCAGACTGCCCTGGCCATTCAAAATGGCACGGGCCTGAATGAGTTCCTGCGCGGCCAGCTCCAAAGTGATGCTGGCCGGGCGTAAGATGCGGCGCGCTTGCCAGTAGGATTCCCGTTGCCCGGGATCCAGATCCGGCGTGAGGGCTTTACCTTCGGCCAGCTTCTCGCGCTGGCTGGCGGCATGGGATTCGGCGGCCACGGCGCTGCAGAACCATTTACGCTCACGCGGACCGTGCCGATAGCGACTGCAGACCACCCAGCCCGGTCGTCCGTGGCTGGGTGATGGATGGATGGTCACGCGCGGTCCAGCAACTGAGCGTCCCTTGGTCATGGGGGCTGTGCTCCGTATTGTGTGTGCAGTTGCCGGCCGCGTGGCGTGTCCAAGCCCACCAGATCAGCCGAGCGACAGCCGGGGCAGATCCAATGCCGGTTTCGTAAACGCCAATCGCTGTAGATTACTCCGGGAATCAGACAGCACAGCCACAGAATCGCCTCCACGCCGAAGCTGCCTGGGGTGTGCGTCTGCGGACAAGAGGATTGCCCGCAATGCCCGCAGATGTGACTGGGCAGCTTCACGAGTCGCTGAAATCGACAATCACGATACCTTTCGCCCGCGAGCTTTTCCGTCCATGAGCCCGGTAGGGGGGAGGGCAGTGGCCGCCGAAGAACCCCCGCCGGAGCCCTGGTCTGCCTCCCACGCTTTGCGAATCAAGTGCTGAATGAAGTCGCTGGGATTTTTAAACATGCCCCGTCGGATCATTTCTTCCATCGCCTTCCAAAGCTCCGGCCGAATGGAAATGGTCGTTCGTTTCACCATCGAGGAACCGTCTCACACTGAGTACGCAGGGTCAAGACTCGCCGTCCCCTACTGGCGTCTAAGGGTTTTCCCTATGGCCATAGGGAAAACCCCTACTCACGACACTCCACCATTTGTGTGCAAAAGTGTTGACCGATGCCGACAAAGTATGCAGAAGTATGCGCGTCGATGAAAAACGGTAGCCAACTGAAGCAGTCGAAAAAGGGCGGGGTGGTCCGCAAGACCGTGGTCCTACCGTTGGACGTGTTCCGGCAGGGCCAGGAGATGGCCCGCGCGGATGGTCGCACGTTTTCCAATTGGGTCGCCCGCCGCCTGGCGGAGTTCGCTGCCGAGAAGACATCCCGACCATGAAAACCCGCTTCCGCCGCCGTCGCTTCTGCCGCGCCTGCGCCCTGCCCTTCTTGGCCTGGTGGCCCGGACAGCAGCTCTGCCAGATCCACCTCGCCGAGAACAATGCCGCGCTGGACCTCAATCTGCGGGCAGAGGCGGCCTCAAGCCGGGCCCATAACCCGGCCCCGCGCGGTTCGACTCCGCGGCCCGCTACCACTTCCAGGAGGAGCGCGTGAAGGACAACGTGACTCCGCTCGGCTGCGGTTCAATGGTCATCGGCCCGTGGTTCGGGCTGATCGTCCATGTGCTGATAGTTGAGGAATGGAGACGGTGCCGTGGAGGCGGATTCCCCTGTCGTAGCGTGGTTGCGTTGGGAGAGCCCACGTCCGCCGATCATTGCAGGGTGTTGGCCTGTTTCGGCGATAACTGACGATGAAGCTGCGCGCCCAAATCGACGGCCGGCCGGCAGTGCTCGACATCGAAGACCGCGCCTGGCTCGCCGTGCCCCGTGTCCAGCTCTGGACGCTCGGGCAGGTCGCCTGGGTGCTTCAGGTGGACCCGCGCACGGTCCGCCGCATGGTGGACGCCCGACCGCCCACGCTGCCTGTCTGCCGCATCATGGGCGAGCTGCGATTCAATCCGGAGGACGTCTTGCGGACGCTCACCGGCTGCAAAGTGGGGCTTGCCGGGGATCTCCCCGAAGACCCCACGCTTTGGCAGCGGCTGGAGCGCCTCACTTTTCTTTTAACCCGCCGGGATCTTCGCCGGACCAATCCGGTGAAGTTGGAAACCCACTGGCAGGAAACCCGAAAGGAGCTGACCTATGCCTGACCT